TTTTCAAAGACCATATAGAATTAAAGAAATCAAATCCTGAATATTATTCAGGCTTAGATATAAATTTTGACAAATTGTTAGAAGCGTGGTCTAGTCCTAGTCCGATTGACCACTTCTATAAAACGGTTTTCGGTATGAGTTATGCCGAGAAAATGAGAATATCTGAACTTGAACTTGCAGAGAAAAAAGCAGAGAGAGGTTTAGGTGAGTAATTATTTAACCAACCAACAGATAGAGGAAATCGTGGATAAAGTTATATCTAAAGTTTGGGAGAGAATTTTAATGTGGGCTATGGTAGTATTCGTAGCATTTATATTAGTCTCTTTAGAACTTAACAAAGCGAAAGCTGACGAAGCAATAACGCCTAGTGAATTTAAAGACGCTATTGTAAATATACCAAGTGCTGTATCAGAATTTGGTAAGAGTGAGTGGGAAAAAACAAAAGAATACCAAGCAGAGTCTTGGGCTGATATGAAAGCACAATTTATCAGTACAAAGGAAAAGATAACTAATCTTTTTACAAAGAATTAATGCACAACATAAAACAATTTTGTGATAAGATTGATTCTGTGAAGAAGATGGCGGATGAGTTGAGACAGACTTCGCCATCTGACCACACATTAAGAAATAAGATTGAGGTTATTCAATCAGATTGCCTATTATTAGCAAAAGGCAAAGTAGATGATGAATTTTTTGAGAATATAAATGATTATGAAAAGACTATTGACCAAGACAACCATTATGATTATAATGGTTTTGACGTTAACAAATTGTAGTGTAAGCAGGTCTAAAGTAGGCGCTGGTTTAGGTGCCGTGACCACGACAACTGCTTGTGTAGAATTTGGTTTAACAGGTGACCCTTATGCTACGGCTGGGTGTGCTATTGTAGGTGCATTTGCAGGTGCTGAGGCATTATATAATGATGATAAAGATGTTCACAATGCAGTATTCGTAGACCATTTAAATACAAGTGGTAACGGTTCAAGTTATACTAACTGGTACAATTCAAAAACTGGTAATTCTGGTATAATTCATATAACAAAATCGTATCAACAGGGGCCATTTAAGTGTAAAGAATATGACCACACTATTGACATTACTAATAGTTGGCCTTTGATAGGTGTTGGTTCTGTAAATAGAGAAGTAGTATTTGGTACCGCTTGTCAATTACCTGATGGTCAATGGATAGAAAAGCCGAGGTCAAACTAATGAGTTATAGTGATAGATATAGTGAGAGAATAGAACAATTAGAAACAGAGATTAAAGATAAAGAAACAGAGATTGAAATTTCTGGTGCGAGAAGACAAAAAGAACTTGAAGAAGAAATTTATAATACAAAACAAAGTATTGAGGAGTTGAAAAAATATGTTTGACCCATTTAATAATGAACGTAGATATATGATTTGGACATTTGTTCTAATAGTATTTTTATTAATTACAGGTGTTGCAGGCGCCAATGAGAATGGCGATTTATCAGGCAAGACATATCCTGTAAGTAAAGTTGAAGAGATTTTAGATAAGATTGACGAAGTAAATAATGACTCGTCTGTTTATCATCAAAAAATTAGACCACTAGACCCTAAAGAAACTAATGGTCAATACTGCTTTATTAAGGTTATCATCAAACAAAAAGGTGATACCATAGTAAAAGAGGAAGTTATGGAATGTGCTGATGGTAGGAAAAAGTTTGATGGTCCTAGTTATTGGGACTTATTTGCTATGTTCTATTATCACGACCATAATAATCCTCAATATTGCCGATATTATAGTCGGCCAGGACACGCTTTTAAATCGTTCGGAAAGATGTGTCTTCAAGTAAACGGACAATGGGAGGTACAATAAATGATAAGAAACCTTGTTATAGTTGCTCTCGTCCTTGTAATAGCTTATGATGTATCTAGTGACCAGGCGTTAGGATACGTTCAATCCACGCTTGACTTTTTACAGAGTTTGTTATATGATGTGAAGGAGAGTAAAAACTTATGATGAAAAACAATGTGAAAATAGTAGGTGCAATGGCGCTGGCTCTTCTTTTGAATGCCTGTGCTGGTGGTACTTACAAAATCAAAACTGAAAGCGGTAAGCATATGACTTCCGTACCAAAATGGTATATGGCAGACTATTCAGAGAGAAAAGCCTGTGATACAGATTTGATTGGTAAAGGCAAAGATAAACTATGTTTATTTGGTGTCGCTACAAGTGTTTCGCCTGACTTGCAATTAGCAATTGAGAAAGCAAAAATGTATGCTAAATCAGAAATAGCTGATATAGTATCTGGTGAAATGAATAAAGAGTCTAAGCAGTTTATAACTGAACTAGGCAAAACAAACACAAAGACTACCGTATCAGAGGTAGAATCTACTTTGATTAATATAATCAAAAATACCAAAGTAAGAGGGTATGAAATCTGGAAGCAAGATGTATTCTTGACTAAAGAGGGTTATTACAGAGTATGGATTGGTTTGAGATTGCCATTAGGTGAGTACAATAAGATGTATAATTACACTATTGAACAAGCTGTTGACGCTCATAACATAAAAGAAAAAGCCGCTGAGGCTTGGTCAAATATGTTGGAAAAACAAAATGACAATAACAATTTATAGTAAAAACAATTGTATATATTGCACAAAGGCAAAGGCCTTGATAAAAGGCCTTGGTCTGGAATTTGAAGAGAAGAGTTTAGAAAAAGATTTTAATGGTGACCCTACTAAATTGATTGAAGATATAGGTAAACCTGTGAGAACTATGCCACAAATTAAGATAGATGGCAAATTAATTGGTGGATACAATCAGTTGGTAGAACACTTTGCTGATAAGAAACAAGTTAATTTCAAGGGAGAGATTATAAGTGAGTGATGATGGTAAGATTATTTTATTTCCAACCGATAAGATTAAAAGAAAAATACCTGTCGGTGAAAAACAACAATCCAAGTTTGCTGAAGAACTTAAAAACAAACAGACTAGAGACTTCATAGAAGCATTAGTTGACGATATAGGATTTGATTTACTAAAAAAGTTTGTAGATAATGGCATTAAAACAAAAGCAACAACATTTACAAAGGACCTTGCAATAGTGATTGACACAATAAGAGGTTTAGTATATAGAGATTTTGAAATGGCTCACCCAGCACAATTGTTAGGTGAGAAGATGGTAGATTTAAAGATTAATAAAGATGGTAATTTTAGAACTGCTAAGATTACTTATGATATGTTCTTGACAAAACCAAAACCACCGACAAATGGTTTGTCAAAGGATATAAAAAAAGAATTAGACTATCTACGAGAAGGCGGGGACTTATTTGAACCTGATTTTGACCTAGATGACTAATAGTAGGCATACTCAATATGCAACAAAACGTGAGGAGGATTAAACAATGTTTAATTTTTTATTTAACCCTAAAGGAGAAGATACAATGGCAAGAGCTAAACTATCTAAAACTGAAAAGGTAAGAAACCTTTTCTCTAAAGGTTCAGATGTTTCTTGGAAAACTTTGAGAAACAAATTTGACCTACAATCACCAGCTTCAATGGTGATGAAATTAAGAAACGAAGGAATGATGATTTATGAAAATAGGTCTTCTAAAGGCGTTTCTTACAGAGTTGGTACACCATCAAAAGCTATCATAGCTGCTGGTATTAACGCTGTATTCGGTAAGCAAACTGCTTACTCAGCATAATAAACGACAGGAGACAGGGGCCCTAAAGGCCCCTGTTTTCACACTTTGGTAACAAAAAGGTTTTTATGAGCGATAAGATTGACAGAGACACACACGACCACGATTTGACATACGAGAATGAACAATCAACGGTCACAATACCATTAAAAGAATACGATAGATTAAAAAATCAAACTAATTATATTACAGACCCTACATTGATTGGTGCTATAGATAAGATTGAATTTTTTGTAAAAGAATTAAGAAAACATATTGTAAGAAAATTTTAATGAGTGAATTTACAGAGGGCATATTTGAATTGTTAAAGAGACTTATTAAAGGGTCAAGCGTAACCTTGGCCGTTATATATACTTTAGGTCATATAGTAATTGCAATGACCGTGGTATCACTACTAACAGGTGCTAGTTTATGGGAAGCAGGTTTAGTTGCATTGATTGAACCTAGTATTAATGGTGTATGGTTTTATATACTACACTCAACTTGGAAGAAATATTATGCCTAGTAAAAATTATGCAGATACAGATAATTGGCACAGAAATGTTAGAACAATAGCAGAGAATAGTAAGGATAAAACACTAACAAGAAAGGTAGATACCTATGAGTATCAAGACCTTGCAGATTGTATTAGAAGCGACCAAGTACCAGCTTCAGAGATAGCCGAGATATTTACAGACAAGGCATTTTATAATTGGTACAAGAAGAAATACTTTACTAAATAGGTATAAATTGGAGAAAATTATGGCAGAAAATGATAACAAAATTATGGAATCACAACACCAACAACGATTAGGTATTATGCCTAAAGCAGCTATGGACGCCGGTCAAGGCGGTGTAGGCTCTGGTGAATTGTTAATTTCAGAAATTCTAACTAAAGTTAATAACGCAAAAGACAAAGCAAAGAAGATACAAGTCTTAAAAGACAATGACTCATCTGCTTTGAGAATGGTTTTAAAAGGTTCTTTTGACCCTAATATAAAATGGGCACTACCAACTGGTACACCACCATATATGGCTAATGAGGCACCGATAGGTACTGAACATACTCTTTTAAGAAACGAAGCAAAGAGACTATGGCATTTTGTAGATGGTGCTGACCCCGAAACCACAAAGACTCAAAAAGAGACAATGTATATACAGATATTAGAGGGTCTTTCAAAAGTTGAGGCGCAAGTCTTATTAGATATGAAAGATAAGAAACTTAATAAAGTATATAAAGGTTTGAGTGAATCAGTAGTCAAAGAAGCGTTTGGTTGGAACGATAATTTTGTAAAACCAGAACAAAAATAGAACAAATTTCACTAAAAACGTTGATTTTATTGACAAAAAAACGCTTGACTTTATCGCACCGGTGGTATATACTCAACCTATAAATATTGATATAGGAGAAATACATTATGAAAAAGTTGATTTTTATGTTCTTTGTGTTTTATATATGGTCTTATGCCATATTTAACGCTACAAGAGCAGACGCAAATGAGTATAACAAGGCTGTAGTAGGTCACATTATACAAACAAAAGTGAATGGCGGTTCTGTTGACACCTCTGTACTAGAGGCAGAAATGCATAAGTTGGCATACAACTTTGCTACAGAAATGTCTTTTATTTTACAAAAACATTTACCCTATATTCTTGAAGGTATTGCTTCAGAATTGAGACAAGAATCTGATAGAGTATATAAATGTAAATTACTTGAAGGTAGCTCCTATGAATGTAAATAACATATGCCAAAACTTACAAGTAAAAAACTCAAAGTCAAAAAACTCATCAAGAGAGGTGTAAATGCTTCTGGCGAGAGACAATATAAAACTACCTACAAAGCAATCAAAAAATATTTTAATGTCATCAATGAAGGATTATTTGGTGGCAAATTATCACCATTTAACGAAGTTGAAATCAAGAACTTGGCTAGACAAAAATGTGTCGGTCAAGTCAACATATTGGAGTGGAAGAGAAAAGGTACTAGAAGATATCATCTTGAAATGTTACCAAAGTATCCTAACTTTCAATACTTTCTTGATACATTGTGCCACGAAATGGTACACTTATATCAAATGCAAAATTTGGGCGATACAGGAAACCACAATGAGTTGTTTTGGTCGTTTGAAAAAAAGGCCAAGACCCTTGGTTTAGGGTTATAATCTAACAAGTGAGAGGAAAACTACATAATGAGAAAGACCAAAGAACTAGACCATCATCTTAAACACATAATCAATAATGTGCCAATCAAACTAGAAAAATTTATAGATAGTAATGAATCTAAATTTACCTATTATACTGGTAATTGGGCTAAAGATGTATTAGATAACTTTACAGAAAAACAATCAGAAAAGATATTTAAAAAAATTAACAAAATGATGTCAGCAAATGCTAATATCGTATTTGTTCAAAAACGTATGAAACCTATTAAAGTTGGTACGTGGTCGCAATATGGCGAACAAGAGGCACACGATATCACAGGTTTTGAATACATAGCAATCAAGAGGTAATATGGTAAAGAAGATAAAAAACGAAGTAAATAAAAAACTACCAGTTGTCTGGTCTTGGACTAAAAAAATATTATGGTCTCTTTTAATATTAGCAATCGTATATGGTGCCGGTACATTTTATCCTAACCCTATAGCTAAGAAGTGGGTAAATGAACAATTAAGACAAGAGCATACTTTATGGGCACAAAGTTTAGGTTTAGTATCAAAAGAAATGAGATACACAAATAAAAAAGAATTTGTAAAAGAACTTGGCTATTGTGTTGACTATCTAAACTTTACAACACCAGTTGACAAAAGAGTGCCAATAGAAATGTTAGTCGGTCAGGCAGTATTAGAGTCTGGTTGGGGTAAATCAAGATTTGCCAAAGAGGCAAACAATCTATTTGGTATCAGAGTATTTAAATCAACAGCACCACATTTATTACCAT